ACGCGGCCAATAGTCTCGTTAAATGTTTGAAACACACCCGCTTCAGGCGAGTTGGCTATGCCCTGCTCAATCTGCTCAATGGTTTGATTTGTCGCAAGCCAGCCATCTATTCCACCCTGCAGGGGATCGCGGCCCAGATATTGGTTATATATCTGAATAATTTGATTGGCTTTATTTTCATTTTCAGCGGTAGCAAATAACTCTGCCATTACTTGGCCCTCAGCTTCATCAGCTTATCAGCACCACGGATTCCAAATGACGCAGATACCGCAAGAAATAATAAATACTGATACCAATCTGGCAGATTATCCAAAGCAGAAAAACTGTTAGAAACGCGCTGAAGAATAGCGGGGTCATCAACAATAACGCTGTAACCCAAACAAAAGAGTGGAACTGCCAATACAAGCGTCCAAAACTCGTCTTTCCAGCTACTAGCACTGGCCTCAGCCATCTTTTCTTCCCAGGTGGCTGTGTTACTGATGACCTGCATCTTTGCCTGATGCTTGGCTTGTGACTGCTCATGGCGATTGTTCATCCATGTCTTTGCCAGCCCTGCTACCGGCCCTAACAGTGCTTGTAACATTAGTCATCATCCTTAACGAATCGGCCTTTCTCATCTCGCCTGCGCTTTCGACCTGCTAGCCCTTGGACTGTATCGGTTTCCCAAATACGAATGCATACCCAAATAATCGTAAATAGGGCAGAAAGTGGTGGAAGAATGGCAGAGATAGTGCCAAGAACAGTGCCAAAGCTAATTACGTCTATTATTTGTTTTGTTGGCTCTTCCATCTTTAGCTTCCCGATACTGACGTAATGATAAATGTAATTAATAAACCAGCTATGCCTGCAAGAACAGCAATCCAAAATGATTTAATTAATACGTCCTTTGCTTCTTGCTGTGCATAAACTTCTTTCTGCCTTTGTTCTTGAACTTCTTTCATGCAGTTACGGTACTCTGCTACACCTTCATTACCGTATGCATACTTCAATAATGTTATTAACTCTTTCTTTTGAGTTTCTATCCTTTTCTTTGCGGCAAACATTTGAGCCGCTTCTGCCTCTACTGAGCTTGCAAACACCACCTGTTTAAGTGGGTTGGTTCTTTTCTGTTGCCTTTTGTTTGCATACAAAACATCTGATGCGTGGCCTTGCCATCTGGCTACTACTTGAAACGTATCCTCGATGGACTTCCCTGCCTCAATAAATGCTTTGACCCCTGCGTATGCTTTCGTAGCTGCCGCCGCGGCTGTAATCGGGTCAATCATTTGTCACCTCATATATAACGTAAGGATCGCAATATGAATTAGGCCAAGGTAAATACCAGGTGTACGTTTGATCTGATTCGCTATTTATCTCCTTGTATTTGCAAATTCTGTAATGTTCTAGCCTCGTCCTGCTTCCAATAGCCCATGTGTAGGTGTAAGTATTTAGCACCAGATACAAAACAATCGTTTTCACGCTTTAGCTTCATTATCTACTCAGGGCTAACAAACACATCATTTTCAGAATCGTAGGTATACCCAATGCAAGCATAAACGCCTCTAAAGTTGTTGTTGTAACTTGTTTGAACCCATGTTCCTCCAAGGAGGTTATTGCAAAATGCCTGACCTATAGATTCCTGCTCTACACCATCACTATCTTTTATGTCGTCATTAGAAACAACAATGACTCTTAAAACTACATTGTCGCTATTTATCTCTGCAAAATGTGCCATGTTTATGCCGCTTGGAATTGATAACGAACAATAACTACACCAGAGCCGCCACCTCTGCCGTTTCTGTCATCCGCACCACCACCGCCTCCACCGCCAGTATTTTCAGTGCCAAGAACTGCGTTGTTAGATGTACCTGACCCACCATTACCACCACCGCCAGAGCCACCACCACCGCCAGACCATGCGCCACCACCGCCAGCCCTAGTAACAGACGAGCCTGTTATTGAGCTTGCCAATCCATTACCACCAACATTTCCTGATCCGGCGGCTCCAGCACCACCACCACCGCCACCAGCACTTAAATGGGAACCAGCCGCCCCGTCGTTACCTTGACCAGCAGTTGCAGAACCAGCGCCAGTACCGCCATTTAATCCTTGCCCTCCACCACCTGATCCGCCATCAGCACCATTACCATTACCTCCGCCACCTCCGCCACCAACAGATGCAGTTACCAACGAGCCAATACTTGAGTTGTTGCCCTCTCCGCCACCTCCGCTACCTGATCCTCCACCGCCACCAGCGCCAACTGTTACGGTATACGCTTGCGCCGATACAGAAACGCTACTTCCAGTAACGTAACCACCAGCACCGCCTCCACCACCCCGACGATAACCTCCACCCCCACCGCCAGCAATTTGCAAAATATCTACTGTTCCGTCAGCGGGTGCGGCAGTAACTGTAAAAGTGCCACTTGAATTAAAAGTATGAACCTTAAAATTACCGTCTGTTGTAATACTTCCACCTGTTGCCTCTATAAAAGCAACACCAGTATTAGAAGCCGCCGCCATTAACTTTAAAGCTAAACTCACGACATATCCTGTCCAGCAGTAAAGCCGTAGTATTTGGTTCCGCCATCATTTGTAAAGAACACAAATACATCAACATCACCACTTCCTGTGCTTAAAGTAGGGGTTGTTCCGCCAGACCACTTAACTGCCCCAGGCCATGTAATTGTTCTTGGCGAGCTATCTTGTGTGACGGTTAGCGTAAATGCAGATACCTTTCCTGAAGAAGCAGGATTGCTAAACGTATACGTTACATTCTCACTTAATGTATGAGTAAAGTTATCGCCATCTCGCAAGTTGATAGTTGCCGCATTAGAGCTAGATGAAACTGCCGTGGACTCTTCAATCTTGCCATTGTCAAAAGTCACTACGCCATTAGCATCTGCTGTTACAACCTTAGAAGCTTCAGAGGTTCCTAAAGTAGTTACATCAAGATAATTTATTTCTGTTGTTGTAGCTGTAACACCGTCTAAAAGATTTATCTCTGTAGCTGTAGACGTTACACCATCAAGAATATTCAACTCTGACGCTGTTGAAGTGACGCCATCAAGGATATTAAGTTCTGATGCTGTTGAAGTTACACCATCAAGAATGTTTAGTTCTGAGGTTGTAGAGGTAACACCGTCTAAAATGTTTAATTCAGTAGCAGTAGCAGTCACTCCATCAAGAATGTTTAACTCTGCCGCCGTAGAAGTAATAGAAGATCCTGCAATCTGTAAGGTAGTTGCATTAACCTCGCCAGATGATCCGTAAATAACCGCTTTGCTATTTACAATAGTTCCTGCACTAGAACCATCTGTTAAGTTTATTTCTGACGCTGTAGAAGTAACACCATCTAGCTTAGATATAGCAATTGCAGCACTAGCATTAATATCGGCATTAACTATAACGCCAGATCCAATAGCGGCTACACCAGTATCAGCAATAGTAATGTCGCCAGATACTACATTATCAATCCACTTTGATGTGCCAGTGTCGTAAAACAACAAAGCCGCATCAGCAGGAGAAGTAACATTGGTATCAGTTAGACCTGCTAAAGTAGCTCCACCTCCGCCCGTTTGTGAATCTACATAAGCTTTTACAGACTGTTGACTAGGTATTCCTGTAGCAGAATTACTACTAAGGTCATCTTCATCTACAAACGACTTTCCATCTAGAATGTTTAGTTCTGCCGTACTAGCTGTTACCCCATCTAGGATATTTAACTCTGCGGCTGTAGAAGTTACTGAGGCTCCGCCCAAAGTAAATGTGCTGGAGATAGACAGGGTTGTAAATGATCCTGCGGCAGCACTTGCTCCACCAATAACAGTACCATCTACCGTACCGCCATCTATATTTGCTGTAGTAACCGTACCTAAATTACTAACTGTTCCACCAGAAAAATTAACAGTGCCACTAGCCGTTAGGTTGGTAAATGTTCCTGCGGCAGCAGAAGACCCACCAATTGTAGCGCCATCTACTGTCCCGCCGTTAATATCAGCAGAAGTTACCGTAAGATTTGTAAAAGTACCGGCGGCGGCTGAAGAAGCGCCTATCGTTGTGCCATCAATCGCTCCTGCGTTTATGTCAACAGTAGGAATGGTAACTGTGCCAGTAAAAGTAGGACTTGCCGTATCAGACTTAGTAGCAATCGCAGTCGATATAGCATCAAATTCTGTTTCAAACTCTGAGCCACGAACAACCTTGTTGGTATCACCACCAGGAAGCGTGTCTTTAGCCGCAAAGTCAGTAGTCTTAGTGTAGTTAGCCATTGGTAGTTCCCAGCCTGAAAAGAAGAAAGGGGGCCGAAGCCCCCGTTTGGATTAGGCAGATGGTACTGCCAAGACAAATCCAGCTTCAGGACGATACACCTGAACACCATAAAGGGTGTCGGCAGTGTACAGAGTAGACAAGTACTCTTGCTTGTACTGAGTCTGCGAACGAACGGCAAGTTGCTCTGCCATCACGACTGCTTCAGTGTGGAACAACAATGCCGCGCGAGTATCAACACTAGATGCAGTGTTGTCACCAGCCGCCTCAATCGTTCGGCAGTTTGCAGAAACGTAAACATCTACGCCATACAAGTTACCGATTAAGCCGTTGTTGACCGTACCGCCAGAAACAAAGTCTGATGATACATACCGATCAATACCCATGATCGCATTGCGCGTTGCGGGCGGAATGATCAGATTACGACCTTCCATCGGTACATTGTTGTCATCCATCTTCTGGATCATGTCGCGGAAGAAAGCATCCGTAAACTCATCACCAGCTACCAGAGTGTCATCAGTGTACTGAGTGGTAGTGCCGTTATCATTGAAGAAACAACCAGTGTGCTGGTAGTCAGTAGCAGCAGGGCTAAATACAACAGCACCGCCATCACCAAAACCAGTGCCAGCCGCATGAAGGTCATTGTCAACCTGAACAGACAAAGCGTAACCAGCGTCTTCAGTGTAGAACTGACGCAGAGATGACAGTGCCTGTACCTCTACGATGTCCTCAATCAGACGCGAGTATTCAAAGTGCCGGTTAATAGTAACCTGCAACTCTGACTCTGTGTTGGCAATGATCGTTACCGCAGTATCAGCCGCTTTAGCGTTGGCATCACCACGAGTAGGCTTAGGAATGTGAATAACGTCACCCTTCTTGCCGTTCATAGCGATACGCTTGACAAGGGGAGCCATCTTCAAGTTCTTTTGATAAGCAGCAATAATTTCATCTGACCAGATTTCTGGTACAAAGGTTGCTGCTTCTGTTAGGGCAGTATTACCGCCCGATCCGGGGTAAGTTGCTGTAGCCATGATAAATCTCCTTTAAGGCTATTTAACTCGACCCTCGGCGTATGCTTTCAAAATTTCATCAGAAAGACTTTGATAACGCTCTGGGTCGGTCTTAATAAGTTTAATAATGTCAGCGCGACGATAAACCTTCTTCCTTGACCCTTCTGCGGAACCGCGAGCGTTACCAGTGGTTGCAGACTTCACAGTATT